GGCAGACAAAAAAAGAGGCCCCCGAAGGGACCTCCTAGTTTAGTAGATAGGTTTTATACTCATACTATCTATATTCGTTTCAACCTCAAGGATTTCATCTCTTAAAGAAAGAGGAGGCAGGTTTCCCTGCCCCCTTGGTTAATATGGTAATACAAGCCATAGGAAGATTGCTCCTACTATTGCGTACCGCACAAGTGGCGGTAGAAAGAAGAGTATCAACTTGATAGTTCTTTCATATCACCAGCCCCTTGTNCTAAGGCCCAGTGAGCACGCATGGCTGATATAGTGACCGTATCCATAGCTGCCTGTTGATCCAACACATCTGATAGTTTATGTTTCCAGAATGAGTGAGCCAACGCAACGAGAAGACAGACAGCTCCTGGTTCTTGCACAATCGCATGATAAGTAAAGTTAGCCAAGATTGCCTTACCGTCGTATTGAGTGTAAGGCTCTTTAATATCTAAACCATCAGTAAAGACATCAAAGATCTCAAGGTCAGCCTCATCATCGGCCAAAGCAAGCAACATAGCCTGTTGTTGATCTTCAGGTGTTGATGAGAAAATATCTTCTATTGATTTCCCATTATAGAGATCACCATCAAATCGGTCTAATAACGCAACATGATCAGTCATAATATTGTCCTCTTTTGTAAACAAAAGGAAGGGGCCGAAGCCCCAACCCATGTTTGTTTGGTTATTTACCTTCCTCTGCGTTCAACAGAGCGAGTAGTTCCGCCCGACCTTCATCAGACAGTCCTTCGATTGCTTTCTTCGTACGTTGTACGTGATCCACAATTTTCCGAACACTCGGAACATACTCGGGAGGATTCCCTTCGATGACTTTCTTATCGGTAAGACGATCATCACCTATTTTCTTCAGGTCGCCCCGGACAACTCCTTGAAACGCAATAATCAGCGAGCGATTGAACATGTCGCAAGCCCGTTCTTCTGAGCCGCAGATTTCTGCCATATCAGCAGTATTCTCTGCTATCCGGAGTGGAAGTTCAACATTACGAGTCGCATCTGCGCCTTTTGCATCAGCAACTTTAATTGTCATATTTCTCATAACTTTTCTCCTTTATGTATGAGTGACCTACCATGTGGATTATACCGGCATGATAGGTCTATGGTGTTGGAATTACTCCCAACATATACTCCAAATCATGTTGGCGACAAATTCCAACATGCGGGAGGTCGCAAACGGTTGTCAACCGTTCATTGGTTCGGAAATCCCTATGACCCTCAGCACATGACGACCATGTAACTTACACTTCAACGTTGGGGCCAAACCAACATGTTTATCGACTAAAAACATGGTAGCAAAACCCAGGTAATATGTCAAATAATATTTTAACAATTCAAACATATAAAGTGCTTGACAATAGCTGGTAAATATGCTGGATGATTATGCTCTAATAGGTAGCATTGTCGTAAATCAGTGGCTCAACCCAAACGTGTATGAGATAGTTGTCACTACAACTATTTATTACATAATGAGCAATCTATTACTTAATGCGTAACCTATGCAGATGCGTCGCATTCGCAACTGGCCCTCCCCGATGAAGATGATAATCATTCGCAACTCGCGCCGCCCGGGGGGTGGGTGGGGTAGGGGTGGGAGGGATGGTTTATATAGTGCTCTCAGCATTTTCACCTGTTTTGAAATGAACCCTCTTGCTACGCAAGATAAGTTCCTTTGGCTACCTAAGACATATATGTGGGTGTATGATGGGCAAGATGGAAATTGATAAGAGACTAGAGAAAGAGAGTGAGCTCTTGCTCCTCATGGAAAAGCAGAGGCGGGCGGAGGGAGATCCGCTTACCATGTTCGTTCCGTTCGACAAACAGAGGACGTTTATCAACAATGTTCTTTCGAGGACTTTTCAGGAGAATTATTACCTGGGCGCTAACCGGAGTGGAAAGTCTGATGCGGGTTGTTACACTGGTGCTACGTTGGCAAGATTTGGAGACCAGTCGGACGATGTTAAATGGAACACGGCACGAGGGTCTGACGTATCTATCCGTGATCGCGCCACTTCTGGTTGGGTTGTATCTCTTGACTTTCCTAGTTCTCGTGATATTGTACAGCCTAAGTATTTTGATAACGGCTTTATGCCACCTGGGAGCACCCATGAACCTTTCATACCTCCTAGAGAGATAGCGAAGAATGGATGGCGGGTATCTGATCAGATTCTGAGGTTGAAGAATGGTAGCATCATCGGCTATAAGTCCGCCGACTCTGGTAGGCTCAAGTTCCAGGGTACGGAGAAAGACTGGGTGCATTTCGACGAAGAGCCCCCGATGGGAATCTACGAGGAAACTGTTATCCGCGTTGGCGCAAGGCCGCTCAATATATTCTTTACCTGTACGTTACTTCCACCGGAAGGGCAAATAGGAGGTGTTACGTGGATATACTCGGAGAAGGTGAAGCCCTGGCAAAATGGAGTCCTAGATAATGTGGGCATCGTTAGTGCAAGTATTTATGATAATACGTATATTCCTATCCCCGAAATCGAGAGACTCGAAGCGATATACCCGTCTGGGTCTGTGCAGCGCAGAATTCGTCTACAAGGTGAGCTTATTCCTGGCCTTTCTGGAGCTAGGATTTATAGCGGCTTTGACTATCGTCTTAATGTAAGAGAGCAGCCAGACATAGCGTTGCGGAGGCCACTGGCTTGGACTTGGGATTTCAACGTGGAGCCAATGGTCAGCCTTATTGGGCAAAGGGAACGGGGNTTGTTCCGGGTCTTTCGGGAGCTTATCCTAGAAGAGGGCAACATCGCAGAAATGTGTGATCTATTCAAGCAGGTTCATCCAATGCATCTGGCGGAGGTCCACATATACGGGGACGCATCTGGCAAGAGCCGCTCCCATCAAACGAAGATGAGTTCCTACAACTTGATCCTCAACAACATGGTGGACTATCCTGCTCCTATGCGGCTCAAAGTACCGGAGAAGAACCCCTCTATACCAGATCGAATCAATAGTATGAATCGGAACTTCAAGACGGAAACCGGTGAGATTATGATTGAGATAGATCCTTTGTGTAACGAGCTCGCGGAGGACTTTGAACAGGTTATATCTGATGGCAAGGGGGGCATTAAAAAGACGTTCAACCGGAAGGACCCTTATGTGAAACGGACACATACTTCTGACGCGATGGGGTACTGGGTATTTGCAGAAGCGCCCGTTCGACCAATCAGGGCGGAACAATCCCACCCGAATGTGCGGGTCCCATCTATGAGTTATGAAAGGAAGAGGTGATCGGAACCTGATCGCGCCTAGCACCCTATATTAAAGAGTCGCGCACCCGCGTATATATAATAGAATGGATATGCAAGATGTTCATATATGTAGGATGTGCGGAGACGACCTTCCCCCTGGAGGCACAAGAGTTATCGGAATCTGCTCTTATTGCATTGTGGACCCCACCTATGAACCTGTAACAATACCTGGACCTGGATATGGCAGACGAACAGACAAAGACGATACCGGGGGAGGATCGCCCCCTATCCCCGAATAGCGACGGCCTTTCAACGATACAAGCGGTTAAGGAATTCCGAGATTCTGCTCGTCATGCCCAAAAGAGGCGTATGCGGCGGAATCGGGAGAACCGAGAAGCTTATCTCGGGATACAAGACTGGAGCCACAAGAAAAAAGGGCAAAGCCGCGAGTTCCTTCCAAAGGTTCCAACAGCGGTTGAGCAATTTACAGGTTTTGTTAAACGTGCTCTTACTCAGTTCGGTGCGTGGTATGAGCCGGTTCTCGCTGAAAGTAGCCAATCCCCTCTTGCTTCCCATGAGATTCGGCAATTCATAACCTGTTTTACCGACTCCCTATATGAATCGGATATAGATGTTGGGAGCTTGGCCCACGTTATCACAGACGCAATTAAGGTTGGGTCCCTCGAATCCCTTGCTATNCTCAAAGTACATACTTATACCTCCAAAAAACGTGTTTTCGAGGCAGCNCCGGGGGAAACTCAGGTAGATTTTACTACGGGACAGCTTACCCCCGGCGAAACGGTGCTGCGAAGTCGCGTAAAGAACGAAATGGAACTCCGAGTAGACGTAGTTCGGCCAGAGGACTACTTCAAAGACCCAACTGGGCGGGGAATGTTCGAGATACATGAGACAGAACAAGATTTATCCTTCGCACAACGTATGGCAGAGCAAGGAACGTACGATAAAGCCGCCGTTAAGGAGATTGAGGATGACTTTGTACGGGCGGAAGATGAAAAACGCCGTAATGTTGCAACTCCGCAACAAGATGAAACTCCATCCTTCCGNAAACGGGTGCAAATCACCGAGTTTTGGGGGACTCTCCTTAATCCAGATGGAAGTATCGCCCATGAAAATTGCTGGTGCGTGATTGCCAACGATAGATATGTCCTAGTTAGACCTACAAAGAACCCTTTGTGGCACCAAACAAGTCCATTTGTGGCATTTCCCCTTATTCGGGTGCCTTTCAGCGTTTGGCATAAAGCACTCTATGATGATGCCACCCAGTTGAACTTCGCCCTCAACGAATTGTACAATCTCATGCTAGATGGGGGCATCGCCGCTGTTTGGGGTATTAAGCAGGTGCGGGTGGATGCTATGTCTGATCCTCGACAGGCCCAAGGTGGGTTTGCGCAGGGTGATACTATCGCGGTGAACCAAACACTACCTCCTGGAGCCAAGGTCCTCGAGACCGTCTCCGAAGGTGACGTACCTGCCGGTGCTATGTTGATGTTTGAAGCAACTACTCGGGAGTTCACAAGTGCCGCGCTAAGTAGTGAGCTTAAAATGGGCTCCCTACCAGCCAAGGAAGTAAGAGCTACTGAGATCGCGTCTCTGGAGCAGTCTCAGGCAGTAACCCTCGACGCTATTATCTCTGATATCGAGATTAATATCACACACCTCCTGGGGAAAATCTTCCTTACCATTCTCCAGTTCGTAGACAACGTATCTAATCAGCGGATTATCAACGCAATCGGCATTGACGGAGCCTTCCGCTTAGCACAAATGTCCAAGGCTGATCGCTTCGCAGTATTCGCCAACGACTGCTCATTTAAGGTCCACGGCCTATCCGCAGTCCTCGCCCGTGTGAGAGATTTCCAAAAGATGGCTTCCCTCCTACAGATGGTGACAGCCAACCCGATACTCCTCCAAGCCTTCTTTAAGAAGTACAGCGGAGATCGTATCCTTAACACTATGATGCGCTCCCTCAACATTAATCCAGAGAACATTGAGAGGGATTCCGAAGAGGCGGCTCGGGTAGCCCAGGACCTCGCTGAACTGCCTGCCTTCCAAAACATCACTCAACCAGGAGCCGGAAGTGTAGGTGGCCCTGGGACTGGAGGAGATCCCGGAGCTGCGGAGATTGCCGCAGTGAGTAACCCAACAGCCGGACTAGCAGGGGTACAAGGCACCTAGCATGGCAGACCTTAATATACCTCCTGAATTTATGGAAAGGTTGAATACCCAGGACCTCCAAGCAATTCGCCAAATGCAGAAGGACCATAAGAAGAGCTTTTCCGTAACTAAATTATCGAAACAAGATGAAGCTGCGTTCCAATCTTTTGTAACACAGAGTGAGTTCTTTAAAAGCTTTAGCGATGATTTCGGGGGAACCTCCTAATCTTGACGATCCAGAATATGACTATCGCGGCGCTTTCCAGGAACTCGGGGAAGATATGTTTGCGCTAGATCCTGAAAGTGGAAAACAGCACGGATTTTCTAGGACACCTTCTGGCAGATGGCTAAAAAGTCCTGATCACCCAACTGCCTGGAAAGAGTACCTAATGTCTATAGGAAAGTTCCCCTAGCATCACGCCCCCAACTGGCATAGTCGGGGAAACATGTTCGGGGCTGTTCGTGAGAGACGAACGACAATGACTGCTTATTACCGGACCATAGAGGGTATTGCCAGTGAACCTCGAGGTCCGGGTAATAACATGAAGAACAAAATGAGCGGCAGAGTATTCGATCCAGATACTGACCTCATCCTTATTGATAACTAGAAAGAAGAATAATGGTAGACGTAACTAAAGAATTAATCGACCGCTTGGAGAAAATAAACACTGAGACGCACCTCCCTCTTGAGCGGCGGCTCATAGATACCGCTGTGTGGTATCATAAGAATAAGGACAGGATACCCAGGAGTAATATAGAGAAACGTCTTGAGTTCCTTGAAAAGTCTTTTGATATAATGATAGAGCTTATGGCTATGTCAGTTGAGAGGCATCAAAATGTAGAGGGGCATTCCAATAACCTATGGCTGCCCCAAGGTATGTCTATGATGGGGGATATTAAAGAATTTGGCTGATTTCTTTCCTAATACAGAGGTTCGTAGTAGACCTCGAAAAGTAGAAGATTTATTCTCTGCCTTTCTTGAGAGGCAGGGGGTTCCTCCTCGTCATAATAAGAAACTTGCAGAGACCCTATCCGATGTATCTATTGCATCCGGGGCAACCCTCCTTCGTGACTATCTAACAGCAGATAAGGAGGGTGGGGATCTTCAGAAAATCCTTGCGGGTATTGGATTAGTCCCTTTTATGGCTCCGCTCTCTCGTGTTTCTCGAGGGGTCAGAAAATCTCTGCCGGGAGACTTACCAAATACTACCAGAGGTCTACCCAGGAATCCTCCTTTTTTTCATGGAGCTACGGAAACGGACCGGGTAAAGAGTATCTTAAAGGAAGGGTTCCGAGAAGGACGCAGTGCTGAGTTACATACTCCCGGGACTTCCGTAACCCGAGACCCCTCTCTCGCTGCTGTAAGTTTCGGAGGTGACGAGCAGCTGTTTAATGTGCTTCGTGTGGATATCCCAGATGATATGATGTCACGGGTGCTTAATCTCTCTCCTAGTAAATATGCATTGTTAGAGTCTAACGGATTAAAGTTGAAGAATGATATAGTATCCCTTCCTCAGAGTTNTTACCATGAAGTTGAGATATTCNTAAATAAGATAGGTCGAAGATTAGTATCTACTGAACCTCTGAATACTAAGCTTTTCCATCATGCAGACGGTATTATAAGAAAAGTTAAATTTGCTGATACTAGACTTAATGCACTTAGAACATCTTTAAAGAAAACAACGGCGGAGAAGGGCTTCGGTCACATCTTCGAACCAGCTCCTATCCCTTGGACAAAAGGTGTTGTTGCGGAACTCCATATGCCTAGTAGTATAACTGAGATAATTAAGCAGCAGTTGGCCACTGGTAGTAGAGCATATAGAGCGCAGGCTTGGCAGGAGATTCACCGTAACTTATTACCAGGAATGACGAAGATATACCCTTTCTATTCCAACACCTTCAAGAGGTCTTTCCGACCGATGACAAATGGTTTAAGGGAGACTTCAGATGCGTGGGTAAATATGCGTAAGGCTATAACGAACTTAAAAGCAAAAGTGTCTGATGGTACTATTCCCGCAGATCAGTTGGAGCATGCNTCTAAGAAAGTAGATGACTTATATAGGATTTATGTAAAAAAGAGGGAACAAGTATATAAAGTGATAGAAGATCTTAATCCTTCCTTGGCCGAGGATGTGGCGTTTAAGAAAAACTTTAAATCCCCATCGGAACAGGGGGCCTCTAAAATAGCCCATAAGATTGCTAAGCTAGACGACCAAGCAAAGGATCTGGGGATAGATCTGGATGAGAAATGGTTTAAACTAAATCCTAGTCAGAAGAAAGTAAGGATTATTCATGAAAAGAAACTTAATGAGTCTATTAAGAAAATGACAGNAGTACTAGGCGGCCCTAAGGACGTTGGATACTAGGTATGGTAGCAGTAGTAAAAGATAGTGAGGATAAGTTTCCTAAGCCCGAAGTTAAGTATCAAGATGGGAAGGCACCTAACTTGTGTGTCAACTGTAACTACTTTATCAACCCCGCTGCCTGTGAATTTGTACGGGGGCCTATTCAAAAAGATGGGCTGTGTTTAATTTTTCGAAGCGATAATAAATAGGAGAATACTATGGACAATAAACAAGAACAGACCATCCACCAAGGACGCGTTACGCAAGTAGTTCGTTCAGAAGTACAAGATATAGTAATAGACCAAGAGAATATAATCCTAAACCGACTAATTTCCCTCCATAGGTC